ATTTCGATGTCACTAGGGCCGCCAAGTTTCCCGCTTGTGACGGCAATGGCAAAGCCAAGCAAGGCAAGCAAGGCAAGGGAAAGGTAAAGGTCAAAGGCTTTCAAATCACCCCCCTTTCAATCATGCAATCCGCTTGCAAGCCGTCCAACTTGGCCAGTTGCTTTGCCGTGATTGCCCCGCCGTGATACGCCTTATCGCATAGGTTTTCCATGCGGTCAAATTGCTTGCGCGTTTCACACTTTCGGATTGCCCCGACAAGCTCGGAAAAGTCATGCCATGGCTTGCAAGGTATCTCAATAATGGCTTGCGCCTCTCCGCGCTCAATTGCGCCCGTGATGTGATACTCAAGAGTGGCAAGTGGAGTCATGCCGCGCCCCTTTCCATGGCTTCAAGTTTACGCTTTGCGCGTGTCGCTTGCGCTTTCCATCCAGCGCGGACCCCGTGCCATGCGGTCGGGTTTTCTTTTAGCATCTTTTCAGCGTGCGCAATCTCCGCTTTTAGTGTCGCTTTGTTTGTTGTCATATCGTGGTTTGGTTTGGTTTGGTTTGGGTTAGGCAATGCGAAGCTCGAAGAAGTCCAAGTTGGCGCGGACACTCGCAAGCGACTTGTAGGATACCGACTTGGCAAGCCAAGGCGAACCGCCCCCACGATTGCACTCACCGTTGTAAACGCGCTTATAGATAGGCACGCCAGACTCATGGATCGAATGCAGTTTGTAGGTTTCCCGACCGCTTTTGATGAACTCACGCGCGCTATTCTGGCCAGCGCCGGCCGTCGATGTGATGTCGAATGAATCGGACATGAGCGGACAATCGCACATCGCTGGCAGATTGCCAGCATTATTTACCAATAACTTAGAAATAAATTATGCAAATATTATTGACAAGTCACTAAACCACTTAAAACAAGGCATTCCACGCAATCACAAGCAAGGGAAAAATCTTGCGGCCAAGGCCAAACTTTCAACCCGTGAGCCAATCGAAACGCCAAGGTGCCAAACATCCAAGCCACTAGTAACTCCCTAAAAGGCAGGGTGATGAAGTAAAGCGGAGAGAATAAGAAGAAGCAAAGGAACACGGACAGCGTCTGAAACCCATTCACCTATTCAAGAATAACAATCAACGCTTGATACTTGATCGAGGCTTGATGATTCGGGCTTGCTTTATTCGGGCGATGGCTTGAAACAAACTTGCACGCCCTCTTGCCTCTGGCGGATTCTACTCATGTTTCGCGGAAGCTGTCAACGGTGGAAAGCTGTGAATAAGTGTGAACAATTATTATTAGCAATTCACAAGCGCGAGCCGTTCCATCCGCCAGGTAACATTAGTAAGTTGGTAAGGTATTCCAGCAAGCCAACCCACAAGCCCAGCGCGCGATTCAAGCATCACATTCAAACGAGCGTTTACATTGCCGGCATTGCACGCATGAACATGTTCGCTTGAACAGGGGGGAGGGGGTCGACCGAGAAATTATTTTTATCATTGCCATCCATAAACCAGCCCCACAAAAATTGTTACAATGGGGCAGTTCCCGTTCGGGGTTATTTGTGGATAGGTCTAGTGTATTGTGCTTAAATGTGCTAGATAGGTAACATTTGTGTTTATGGTTGACATTATATGTGGTGTTGTGGTAATTGGTTGTGTGAGCGCGAGATGGACTTGTGCTTGATAACTTATTTATATTATGCCTAGAGGCGATTCATACGATCTTCAGGGTCAAGGCGGCGGACAAGTGTACAACGCTGGTGGCAGTGCTGTAGGACCATTCCGTTGGGTTCAGTTTGTGAACGACACGGTGTTGAGTGCAATCTCTGCGCCTAACCTTACGGATTCTGGTTCCAAGTTGATTACCATTACGATCCCTGCTGGGTTCGGCCTTGGTGGTACGATCAACAGTTTTACCGTGACATCTGGTGTTGTTATTGGTTACCGCGCGTAATGTCGCAGTTCCGATCCACTGGTGGGTTAGATGACTCGATTGCCGCCGATGGTGATCGTGGATTCTTTGGTGTAAATCAGAGATTGCAGCTCAACCAGTTGGAGGCGGGCGAGGTAAGGGAGAGCCTTAATGGGCGCATAGAAGGCTTCTGGAGGCCTCGCAAGAGCGTGGTGTCTGTTAGCCCTGTGCTGACTACTGGAGGCACTCCGTTGAACCTTCCGTTCCACATCCTTCCAAGCCCATTCTACTTGGCTATTACCGCTGTGTCGTATTCCGCTGATGTGGTAACGATTACCGTGGTTGGGCATGGGTTAACTATTGGGGAGACTGGCAACCTTACGGTTAGCGGCATTACCTTTACTGGCACAAACAACAATGGGGTTAAGGCTGTGACTGCGGCTACCGTGGACACATTGACCTTTCCTGTTACTGGTGTGACCGCTGTAGCACTAGACACGACACCAAGGATTACACAGATCAACATCAACGATGCCGCTGCCAGTGATGTGTTGGCGTCTTGTTTGTTCTCTGACCCTAACGAGTCCAACAAGGAATACATCATTGTTGCGCTGGAGACTCTGGCGAAGAAGATCGACCTTTCTACGACACCCTACGAGGCAACGACTATCCCGTATCCCGTGGGAGCCACCGTTGGGGCTAACTGCGACATGTTGCAGTGCTTCGACAAGGTGATGATCATGCGGGATGGGCAACAAGCTCTTGAGTGGTATCCTAATGGCAAGAGCATTATTTCAGCGTCTCAGAGCGGAAGCACAACAGTTACCGTTCGCGTTAAGGATCACGGGTTAACCGTTGGGGCATCCGTGGTGATTTCTGGGTTAACTGGAGGCACTCCTCCTAATGGCACATTTACGGTTGCCTCTATTGTCGACAAAGACCAATTTACCTTTATTGGGCCAACAAGCCAGACTGTGACATTTGGGGTTACCGCAGCCACCATGACGGATGGGTTCACCCTGTCCCCAGCAGGCCCATATAGCCAGCCACAGACATTTAATGCAAATGGCTTAAACATTAAAGCCCTTGATGGGCTGGTAACTGTTTATGTTGAAAACAACCTTACCATTAGTGCTGGTGATGTTGTTTTAATTTACGAGGTAACCATACCAGAATTCACCTCGATTCTAAATAAATCATTTCAGGTAACGAGGGCAACCATCAACGAAATCGAGTTTTACGCCCCGGTTCCAAACTACACAATAGATGTTGTTTCGGCTTCTCAAACTGGCACAACCGTTACCATGGTTGTTCGTGGACACGGGTTTGATACTGGGGACTCAATAGAAGTGGCAGGTCTTACTGGCACTAATGGCGGAACAATGCCTAACGGAACACAAACCGTTACCAGTATAAGTGGCGACCAATTTACATATACCGACACCGCAGCGTTGCCATACTACACAATAGCAACCCCACTTAACATTACCGCTACCACTATTCCCTCTACAGGTACGGTTGAGGTTGATATTGTTGGGCATGGACTTGGTTCTAGTGGATGGGCAACAATTAGCGGATACACTGGAGCAAATAGTTACTTGAATGGGAGCTATCTCCTCACGAGACACAGTACTAATAAATTGCGTTTTAGTGTTAGTGGCATTACTACAGTTTTAAATCAAGCTGCAGTGCTGTCTCAGATGACCTACAACCTTACGACCACCTCGGCAACTGCTTTAAATCCAGATAGGGAGTCTAAGCAGATTGAGGTTGGTGGTAGATTTTCTGTTGGCGGAGGGTTCATGCACCAACCGGGTGCGCCTTGGGCTACCTACTTTCAGCGCAGGTTGTTCGTTCCGTTCTACTACTCCCAGTCTGGAACTTTTAGCGCACCAGTCTACACCAGTAGGAAGATTTCCGACGAGATTGCGGTTTCTGACCTGCTGGACACTACGACCTTTGACCAGATCGAGAATCAGTTCCGTATTACTGGTGGTACTGCCGACTATGTGGTGGCGATGCACGGGTTTTATGACGATGCTTTAGTGGTATTGAACCGTAATAGCATCCACCTTGTGGCGCAGACCCAAGGGAGCCTGTCTGACACCGTGGTCAAGGAACTTACTGGCGAGGTTGGGTGTTTGGCTCGCAAGACGGTGGTTATGCAGGCTAACAATATGCTATTCTTGGCCGACGAGGGCATTTACGGGCTTACCTT